ATGGAATTGTTTCTCTTATAATTTTACTCTTCTCCATCTCTCTTATCTTTATGATACCAATGTAGAAGTGTATATGAAGGATCATAAGTTTTACCCGGGTAGTTATTACGGGACTATAAACTGGGGGTCTAGTGATCCTAACACAGATCTATCTCTAGCAGAAGATCCACTAGAACATAAAAGTCACCATATTATTTTATTGGACAATGGTCAAATTGCACTCCAACCAAACAATAGAATCAAATGGTCTGAGCCTAGTTTTGTAACTAAACCATTCCCAGAAAAACCAGATTACTTAGTCAACAAAGATTATTATAATTGTGAAGGATTTGAAAAATGGCATACAGAAGATTCTGAAAGAATGTTTTATGATACAGAATAATACACATTTGTGTAAGTAATTAATTATTTGTATATTATAATATGAAGAAAATTGACATGGGTAAGTATATCTTACTCATTGGTAATGATGCTACTGAAATCTTTGACTACTATAAAGTCCCAGAGATGCATGGTCTTAACCGTGCAGATGCTCAAGCAGAAGAAGTAGACATGACTAATCCTAAAAATGGAGATCAAGGTAATGGTGTTTATATATATGGATTAACTAATTATGATCCGGCAGATAAAAAGTTAACTGCTAAAGATCCTTACAAACCATTCTTGTTTATAAACTTAGGTACCTTTAAAAAATATAATATTACAGAAAAAGCTACAGGAATTATGCATGAGACAATGCACATGAGTATCTTATTAAACAACTGGGATATAAAAGATAAAGAAGAAGAAGTAATAACATTTGCAGAAGAAGAAGCAAATAAAATTATTGAAAAACTAAAGACTACTAAAATAGAACAACCAAAGAAAAAATTCTTTTCTAGAAAATAAATGTTAACACCAGAATTAAATGTAATATCTGTTAAAGAAGAAACAGAATTATTAAATGCTTTAGTAGAAGCTGAAAATAAAGGTACAGAAATAAATAATAGAATTGGAATAAGGTATGGTAATTCTATTTATAGTAATATTAAGTTAGAACCTATTCCTAAATATTTACTTGACTTATGTTATAAGTTAATAGATAAAAAAATACTAGATGTTTTACCGGAAGATGTAAGTATAAATATTTATTACCCGGGAAATAAAATGGTTCCCCATATAGACAAGATAGATGCCGGACCAATAATAACAATATTAAGTTTATTATCAGATGCAAATCTTATTTTATCAAATGGTTCAAAAAAAGAAATTGTATTATTACCATCAAGATCAGTAGTACAATTAAAAGATAAATATAGAACACATTGGAAACATAGTATAGAAAAAGTAAATGATAAAAGAATATCTATAGTATTTAGACAATTAGGTAAAAACAATTAGATTAAGTAAATAATATTTAGTATATTAATATATAACTTAAATATATAAAATGGATATTCTAAATTTTATTTCCTGGATTAAAGCAGGAAAATATAGCCCAACTATGCCACCTGATGCAATTACTGTAGTTGGTGTTCCTAATCCAACAAGAGGAGATGCATATTTACCAGTTACTGTTCCTGTATCTGCTTTTACAACTTTAGCAGAAACAAACATAGGTAAACTTTTGGGTGGTGGAATAGTTGTAGGTGAATGGGATGAAAATGGAGTTAAAAAAGCTCTTATAGCAAGTTCAATTAATTTATCTGCAGGTCTTGTTTGGACTTTACCTGCTTATGACACTACTGCAATAGGTGCTTCAGCTCGAAGTTATTCAAATGGTTTAGGTAATACTAATGCAATTATAGCACAAACAGGAGCTCCTGCTACTACAGCTTATGCTGCAGGAATAGCAAGACTTTATTTAGGTGGTGGTTATAATGATTGGTATTTACCTGCAGCTTGGGAATTAAATATGTGTTATAATGCAGCAACTGTTGTAAATAAAGTATTAGGTTCAACAAATGGTTTTATAACTGGTGGTTTTGGATTATTATATTCAAGTTCTACAGAAAGTAGTGCTGCAACTGGTCTTAGTATGCAGTTTGGGACTGGTAGTCAACAAGGTTTTAGCAAAGGTAGTGGAGGATATGTGCGTGCTGTAAGAATACATAATTTATAAATATAAAAAAATGAAACAATTAATAGGATATTATAATGAACAAGGAAAATATATTGAGAAACTTGTAAATATTGTTGAAAGAACAAACGAGGAATTAATAAAAGAAAAAGAAGAAATGATATTAGTAATAACTGAAGAAATAAAAAATTTAAAAGAATTGTAAAAAATTAATCATGGCAAAAATTAAAGATACATTTACTAAGTTAGATAAACCAAAAGTTTCCAGAACTGGTGTTCATGCAAAAACTAAAAAATCTAAACTTAAGTCTTCTAAGAATTATAAAAAATTATACCGAGGTCAAGGAAAATAATTTTAATATATTTGTTTTTATATAAAATATTTATATATTTGTAAAAAACTAAACAAATATATTATGTCAGATGAAATTAAATGTGCATGTGGAAAAACTCAAAACCCTGATGGATTTTGTGATGGATCTCATAACTGCAATAATGAAGAACAAGTAATATTTAAAGAAACAAAAATTTATTCTTTTGGAGATATCTTAGTAGGATTAAATACTGAAGAATTACCAGAAGGTGTTGAATTAGAAGTAAAACAAAAATTTTCTGAAATTACAGAAATTTTAAAAAGTACTTATACAATGTCAACACAATCTCCAGTTAAAAGTTTATTATTTGATCATGCAGTAGGAGAAATACTAAATGCTCAAATGTCTGTTGTTAAATTATTAAAACTATAAATATGACACCATTTAAAACATTAAGAGGAAGAAGAATACTTATTGAAGTTCCTGTAAAAAAAGAATCAGTAATTACATTATCTGAAAAAGATCAAGATGCTTTAATGTATGAAGCAATGAAACAATGGAACAAACTTACTGTATATGCCATAGGTGATAAAGTAGAAGAAATTGCTGTTGGAGATTCAGTATACATTCCTGTTCCACAATTAGAACATGCAGAAAAAGTTGACATTGATGGTAGTGTAAAACTAATGTTTAATGAAATGGACATAGCAATAATATGGTAAATATAACAGATGATCTTCCATATTTTTCAGGAAGAACAAGTACTGATAAAATTAATTCTAAAGAACTATCTAAAGAAGACATAGATAAAAGAACTAAAAATAGTTTAGATTCTGAATATAATAAAAATTATGTTCATGATTTTAGAAAAGATATTCCACCATTTGAAACCCGTCCTAAATATTATGGTGGAAAAGATTCAACATATGAAGTTTTTAATGTGTTAGAAGCATGGAAGTTAGATAAAGATTTTTACTTAGGAAATGTAATAAAATATTTAGCTAGAGCTGGTAAAAAAACTTTTAATAATAAAGAAGATTTAGAAAAAGCATTAGTATATTTACAACGTAGAATTGATACCTTATGAATTATTTAATAATGTTATTTATTTTAAGCATAGCATGTTTGTTATGGATTATAGGAAGTTCTTTTAGAGGACCTGTATACAATAAAATTAAAGATGCTTATGAACTAGACCATCAAGGTGAAGCTATTGGTTCATACTTTATTGTTGCCTCACTTCTTTTAATTTTCTTTGCCGGATCTTTTCTATAATTTTTTTGTTTTTATTAATAAATTTTTGTATATTATATATATATTATTAATACTTAAAAAACAAAAAAATGGATATCTTAAATTTTATTAGCTGGATTAAATCTAGTAATTACAGAGCAACATTACCAACAGATGTACAAAGTCTATTAGTTATTGGAGCTAAAGACCCAAGTAGAGATGATGGTTATCTATCATTAGCAATTAATACAGCACCTTTACAAGCAGTATATGATACAGCTAATGTAACTCAAACAACAGCAATAAGTACTGCTGTTACAGTTAATGCACATAATGGAATTATTACTACAGTATCAAGTACTTTAGCAGGAGGTTCTAATGCAGCATTTACAGTAAATAATTCTAAAGTAACTACAGCATCTAAAATTTTACTTACAGTAAATCATCCAGGAGCTGGAATTCCTTTATTAATTACAGAAGCTCTTGCAAATGGAAGTTTTGCTATTCGTATTTATAATGTTTCAGCAGCAACAGCATTTAATAATTCATTAAAGATTTCTTATCTTATACTTGATTAAAAAATAATATATTGTGGATATTTTAAATTTCATTTCTTGGATAAAAGGTAAAAGAGTAGTTACTACTGTTGACCCTGATAGAACTTTACTTCCTGTTGGTTTAAAAGATGGAAGAAGAGATGATGAATATCTTGCTGGTGCAATATCCGTAGCTAATTTTATTACTCAATTAGGACCTGGTCAAATAGGACCACAAGGGCCTCAAGGAGTACAAGGACCTCAAGGTATTCAGGGTAATCAAGGAATACAAGGAATACAAGGAAATACTGGTGCTCAAGGAACTGCGGGAAACTCTATAACTTTACTTGGATCATATGTTGATCTTGCTGCATTTAATGCGGGTGCAGGAAGTCTTCCAGGTGCTAATATTGGAGATGCATGGATTTTATTATCAGATGGTAGTTTAATGACATGGAATGGAACAGTTTGGTTTGATGCTGGAGATATTAAAGGACCACAAGGTGATCAAGGTCCACAGGGAATACAAGGTATTCAGGGTATCCAAGGTTTACAAGGAGTTCAAGGAATACAAGGTATTCAGGGTGTAAGCGGAACTTCAGGACTAGAAACTTATGTTAGATACTCTCCAATATTTCAAGCTACTGGTATGACCTTTACAGGTAGTGGGGCAACTTACCCAACATATAATTCTTATTATATTAAATCAGGATTACTAGTAAGTTTTGTAATAGAGATTGATTTTACAACAGTAACTAATTTTGGTACTGGTCAATATAAAGTAGAATTACCATTTGCTCCTGCATTTGCATATAATCACTTTAGTGGTTGGATTTGGGCTGATCCTAATATTAGTCCAGATGTAGGAACTGGTCATACAATACTTAATGCTGATACATCAGGTATAACAACTGTGTTAGATTTACATTACTTAAAACAATCTGGGGGAGCTAATTCACCAATTAGAGAAGGACTATGGATACAAGGCACTCCTGTTACACTAACTACAATTAGTAAAGCATATGTCAATGGTACCTATATTGCTTTAACTTAAATAATAAAAACAAATAATTATGTCAGTAGGAGATTTAAAAACAGATGGTTTAAAAGGAAATAACTTTCCTTGGCAATTAAAAATGCTAAAGGGTCAACAATGTGCTTGTGACCAACTTACTGCAATCAATGCTAATACTGATGATGTAGAATTTTTACTTTCTGCAATTCTTACTACACTTCAAGCAAATACAGAGTATGAAGCTAAGTTTGTAGTAGATACTTGTAATGGTGATACAGTATACTTAGAAGTAAGAGTATGGAATCCTGATACTTCTACTTGGGGTCCAATTACATACTATCTACCAGGAAGTGATACACCAGTTATTCCTCCAGGAGCAGCAACTCCAGGATGTTTAATATATACAGATCCTTCAGGTGTATTAGCACTTATATTAGGAGCTATTCAAGCGGGTAATCTTATCCTTACTGATATTGAAACTAATACAGGAGATACTGTAACAGAATTACAAAACTTATTTGCATTATATACAGCAGGTCAAAGTGCTTGTGCAGATTCACTTTCTGTAACACTTTGTACTGAACAAGGAACAAGTTTATCTAATATTGATAGTAATACAGCCGCTATAGCAACAAGTACTGCGGCTATAGATGTTAGTACAACAGCTATAGCAAATAATACAACATCTATAGCTATTAATACAGTAAATATAGATACCAATACAGTAGCAATAGATATTGCTACAACAGCTATAAGTGCTGATACAACAACTATAGTTTCACAATTAAATAGTCAAGTCAAAACTCCTGTAATAGAAAGAATAAGTGGAACAACACTTTCAATTACTGTTGTAATACAATCTATATCTATAGCATGTCCTGTTACTAGTAGTACTAGTATAGATGTTAGTACTAATAATGGATTAAGTTCTGTAAATATACGTCCTGGAGAAACTGTTTATTATGATGCAGGAACATTAAATAATTATTTTGCTGCTAATTTATTTGAAATTGATACTACTGCTGGAGGTGTAGCATTAATTACATATATTATATAACTTATAATGTCTACACGAATAGAAATAAAAGAAGAGTGTGCTCCATCAATTAATTTATTAATACAAAATTGTTGTGATCCATTAATACAAGAAATTATTTCTTTTGATAATCCTGGGATACCTCCTATTG